TGCAAGTGTTACTGGAAATGCTATTATGAATCGTGTTGTGCTAACAGCTAATGCAAATGTTATCGCAAGTAATGCAGCATTCGTGTATGCAAATGATGAAGCAGGTTACATTGTTCGTCAAAAAGGAAAACAAAAGTATCTAGTAACAGGTTCAACAAGTGGGTTGACAGCACAATGCTTTACTGCAAATCTTGCAAATACAGCGTTGACACCAAACACAATGCGTATCCTTGCTACATATGCTAATAGTGCTACTCAAACAGTTCAAAGTCTTTCTGACCACACCGGTGAGTTGTTTACTGCTACTTCAGGTCCAATTGCTACTGGTAATATCGTGTTCCAAAATGCTGCTCCAGTATTTGCAACATTCAATACAGCAGCAGTTGCTAATGCAGATAACGGTCAACCGTATGAATTAGTTACTATTGCAAGTGCTTAATCATGGCAACCGCATCAAGTAAGGCACCTAAAATGCAACCAGAAACTGAAATTGCGGTACTTCAGATCCAAGTTAAGAACATCGAGGATAAAATTGGTGATCTTAAAATGGATTTGAAGTCAATTCGTGATGCCCTAGACGAGAACGCAGAAGAAACTAGACAAATGTTAAAGACTATGCGTGAACAAGATGTTAAGGAACACGGTGAATTAGCTAGTAAGATTTCAGTATTAGAGAAATGGCGCTGGATGATGATGGGAGCAGGTGTAATAATCGGCTCAATGGGATTCAATACAGTGTCAACATTGCTAAAATAAAAAAAGAGACTTAGGTCTCTTTTTTTGTAAGTGTCTTTAACTTGTCCTGAACAACATCAAAATTAACTGTACTAAACAACCCGGGATGTAATGGTTTAGGATATTGATTATCTCCTACCCATGCATAACCACAATGTTCTTCATTCAGTATGGGAACAAACTCATCAACTACTTCACAAAAGAAAGTATGGTAAGTAAATGTATGATTGATGAATTTCTGAATAGGTACTAGTTTTGCATTAGAAGGAAAGAAACCAATTTCTTCTGCACATTCTCTAGCAATACCTTCAAAAAGAGTTTCATTATCTTCTATCTTTCCTCCGGGGATTCCCCAGTTTCCTGGGTTCTTATTGTCTGTGCGTAATAGATATAGGTATCGGTTTGTTTTATTACTATAAAAGAAAACTCCTGCCGATGTATTGCTCATACTATGATTTATCACAGTATTAGATGACGATAGAATAATCCCCTTGATCATACCATCCTTCAAATGATTTCATCCAGGTATCATCTACAAAACGATATTGAACATTTGTAGTAAGATTAGTTACATATTCTAATGTTGTGGGTGTTGCTTCTGTACTATCAAAACTAACAAACCATTGCCCAGTACTTGAATTATATTCAATAATATCATTAGCATGTGCAACTACATCACCCCATGCAACTGTGCTGTCACCGGCTGAACCAATATTTTCAACAATTAAATATCTACGACCATTTACTGGTCCAGGTAGTCCTGCATTTGGACCAGTGATTAATGGGTTAATTACACCATCAACTGGGTCTAATGTATTCTGAGGTAATGTATCTGGGTCAATGTTATAGATTAACAATCTATCATCATTGGGATTCAGTACAATAGTACCTACAATTTCGTGATCCATAAATGGATTTTGTAACCAAATTTGACTAATGCCCGGTTTCATGGTACCATATACATTAAGTACACTGGTCCAATATATATCTGTATCCGGATTAGGTGGCAAATCTAAATTAGCATTGCTTGGATAAAATGCTATTGCTTGTGGTAGTATCTGTAACGTATTACCTATCAACAATACCTTATAACCATATGGAGTAATCTTTTGTCTAGTACCTAATAACATATCATCATTTTGCATGTCTTGTAATGCATTGCCTTTAAAGATTGATGCAATGATTTTTTCAATAACGCCCATCTTCTTAATTTTACTTGCATTAGTGATCCATATTGGCATATAGAATTTCCAACTCATAATGTCAATTGGATTACCTGTCCCTACCGGAATACTACGATTACTAAAAGTTAATCCATCTTGGAATACTGCGCTAAGACTAGTCCAATCAATAAAATTATCTGTACTTTGTATCTCTAGTGCTGGATTGAATAGTGTACCTAATTGTTCAATAAGTTCTAGTTTTTGTTGATAGTTAGTAGTCCAAAAATCAACAGTAATTCTCAATGTGTATGGTACTGGCATTAATCTTTCGATAGTAAATGCTTGTCCTTGCACAGTTTCATATTGTTGTGTATCTGGATTATATGCACGTTGACGTACATTTATTTTATCTACAAAAGTAGGGTCTTGTGTCCACTTTTGATTATATTCTAAAGCACTAATATAGTATGTTATCAATGGGGCACTGGGTAAATTGCTAGCACTATTGTTAGCAAGAATTGTAGCCGCTTGTCTACTACTATCACCGTACATAATAGGTACCCGTACAATAATATTATTGCCTGCAGGGTCTTTACCTTTGGTAACTTCCCAGTTACTGAATATTTTTGCAAACTGTATTAAAAATCTGCGTATCTGACTGTCATAAAAATATTGTGCCATGTTTACTCTTTATACTTGTGGGGGAAGTGGATCGGGTGCCAATCCTAAAATAGTTGATAATGCTTGACGTTCTGGTATATATGTACCATCTGTAAGTTCTGTAACTCCAGTATTGTTGACAAACGTAGATTTTAACGACTTGTCTGCCGAAGTCATGCCAGTTTGTGTTCTAACGTTCTGAGATATTCTAACCCATATTCTACCGTCCCAACGATATAATAATTGCGGGAAGTAATCAATACGTAAGAAGTAATCTCCTACTTGCGGATTTTGTGGGAAACTTATTCCAGCACCGGTTGGGAATCCATTTGGTGCTTCACCGGTACCATCTAAATAACCTGTACTATAACCAAAACTACGCGGGCTACTACGTGCTATAAACTGAAATGCCGGATCACAATCTGCTCTCCAGTCCATTTGTTGACTAATTGTTCCAGTGAATCCGGGCGCTTCTGGATTAGCATCAGCAGTAGCATATGTATTATCAGCAGTACCGTACGGTCCGGTAATTTGTCCCATTGAATATACTGTTAAAATTGTATCTCCACTTACTGGTCCTGAATTAGTATCAGTTCTTCTAGGTGCTAATGTTATAGTTTCTAAATGTGTTGTACTAAAAATATCTAATTTTTCGTAACCCATGTCCGCTGTACTATCCCAAATACTTTTTATTGCTGCTTTTGGTATTTTAATAACAGGGCTAGAATTTTTATATTTAGGGCTACTCATCATCATAACTGTACCAGTTACTGTGGTGTTAGGATCTCCGCCGTTTGTATTAACTGCAACCGGTGGAGCAGGGTTATTGTTTGCCATGGATAATACACCATTGCTTGAATACTCACCGTATGTAGGTACAATATATAAATTCTTTCTATTATATCCTGCTTTAGGTACAAGACGTTCTGCTTCTTGTAATGCAGCATCATTGATTGCAATGTTCTTATTATATGTAGCAAGAATATCTTTAAGATTATCTGCTGTATCTAATTGCCAATATGTTGCGTTAGGAGGATTGGTGCCAGCCGGTACATCAATTAATGCTTTATAATTTTTATCACCATACGTAATAACATAACCTGCAGGATATGGTTTTTCTTTATCCCATATACCCAGATAAGTATCTTGGTCAATTGGCGCACTTAGTATCTGACTAAATTCTTCACTATCAACTAGCGGTTCACATTTGATACGCCATAGATGCGGGAACCATGTTGGGCTAAATCCTTCACTTGCAAATTCAGCATCGGTAATCTGCATAAATCTTTTCAATGCAACTGGGATAGTTTCTTTCAATGGATTATAATCAAGTAAATGAGGTAATTCAATTACATCACCTACCATTAGTTTTCTACCAACCAACTGAATCATATCATTATAATGTACAGTAATGAATATGATATCATTGTTTAAAAATAATCCAAATTGACTTAAATTGAAATCTAAATTCTGCACATTATAGTGACCGCGTAAACGATATATATTTGGATCATATGTTCTATCACGGTTTTCTAAAAATAACAAGTCTTGTATGTTAGTTGGATCTAATACATCATACTGTGGTTGTGTATAATCAGTTGAGGTTCCTTGATTAGTAGGACCTAGATACTTATGTACATATAAATCCGTGGCACCTGCGGTAAACTGTTCTGATATTGTTCTATCAAAAAAGTTGTAATCGTTCGTTTTATTGGGACGCCAAAGCGATAGTCTAGGCATATTTAATTCACTTTATTACTTATTTATCGTAAATACAGACGAGGACGTATTACCAAACAGTTGACATTAAATGGTTCCTGTGCTATAATACGTATTCAATTGAAACTTTGGAGTAATATATGGCTAGAAAACAG